CCCCGAAGGCTGGCAGCGCCCCGGCGGCTTCTGCGAGCTGGCGGCCAAGGGGCCGGACACCACGTCCCGCAAGTCAGCCCCACCGCCGCCTCCAGCACTGCCGAGCTAAACGGCCCAGCAGGCGGCCCAGCAGGCGGCCCAGCAGGCGGCCTAAACTGAAGCGGTATTCCGGCAAGTCCGGAATACCGCTTTTTTACGTCCAGTGTTTTGAGGTAGGAGTTGGTTTAGTCAACCACCAAAACAGACACGCCGGAGCATTGAGCCATGACCAAGCCGGGACTATTCCACGCAGCTCTTGAGCGCGTCCTCGTCCACGAGGGCGGCAAGGCCGATCATCCGAAAGACCCCGGTGGGCGCACCAACAAGGGCATCACGCAGCGCGTATACAACGGCTGGCGAACCAAGAGTTATTTGCCTGTCCGAGACGTGTGGCGTATTTCGGACAACGAAGTTGAAGCGATCTACCGCTTCCAGTATTGGGAGCCGATCCGGGGCGACCAGCTGCCCCCGGGCGTGGGCTACGTCATCTTCGACGGGGCCGTGAACTCTGGACCCAGCCAGTCCGTCAAGTGGACCCAGCGCGCCCTCGGCGACGCCGCAGGAAAAGTTGACGGCGTTCTCGGGTCCGTCACGCTCACCGCAATCTTCAGCGTATCGGACCATGACGTGCTGATCGCTCGCATTTGCGAGCGGCGCATGCTGTTCCTACAGGCCCTCAAGACGTGGGCCACCTTCAAGAACGGCTGGACCACCCGCGTGACCGGCGTCCGCAATGTCGGACAGGCGGAAGCCCTGGGCACCGTCGGCCCCCGCATCGTGTGGGTTCCCGGCGCAGACGCCAAGGCCAACCCCAGCGACGCCAAGAAGGCCCCGTCCACGGCCCCGGGCGACCTCTCGATTGGCGTCGGCGGCGCAGGCACCGGCGGCGGCATTACGCTGGACCAGGTGCTGGACACGGCCAAGGATCAGCTCACCCCCTACGCGGGTGTCCCGTGGGTGAAGACCCTGATTGTCAGCGTCATCGTCGCGACCGCACTACTCGCAGTCGGCGGCTTCGTGTGGCGTTGGTGGGCCAACAAGGAAGCCAAGCGGCTGGCCGACGTGCTGGACCTCAGTGAGGGGGTCCAAGCGTAATGGACAAGCTGTTCGGCTTCATCCTCCAGTTTCTCAGCGGCGGCATCGTGGACAAGGTGCTTGGCCACCTTGAGCGCCGCGCCGACGCAGAAGTGGAGCGCGACAAGCTCCGCACTCAGACGACCATCGAAGTCATCCGGGCTGCGGTCCAGTCCGAACAGACGATGGCGGACTTCAACAAGTCCAAGCTCTCGTTCCCCCTGTTTTGGGTTCTTATCTGCATGTTCGTCGTGCCGCTCGCCCTCTGGTGGACGGCCATAATCGCCGACAGCATTTTCAACTTCCCCTTCGACATTGCAAACCTCCCCACCCCCGAACTCAGGGAGATGGCCGCCGACATGATCGCGTGGCTGTTCTTCGTCGGTACGGGCCTCGGGGGGCTGCGCCTTCTGGTGAAATAGATGGCCGACGAAAACGACGACACGCCCCTCCAGCTCGGGCGGGGAACGCCCGGCGACGGTCCGCAAATCCGGTTGGTCCTCTCGGCAGATCAAGCCAAGGCCCTGCAAGCAATGCTCTCTGACCGCATGTGGTGGGATGGCTTCCTCCGGCGCGCCAAGAAGTGGGGCGTCGTCGTGGCGGCGGGCTTCGTGTTCCTCGCGGCACTGTCCAGCTGGTGGCCTTGGGTCACGAGCATGGTGAAGGCCCTTATCCGGGACGTGCCCAAGTAATGGCGGTCCAGACTTCATTCCCGCCAATCTCGCGGCGTGAAGCGATCATCCGACGCTTGCTGGCTATCCAGCAGGCGCAAACGGACTTGCTCGCCTATACGTCGTTCACCATGCCGGACCATCGCGACCCGGACGACGCGCGGCGGACCCGATACCAGAGCGACCGGCTGCACCGGACGCTGGCCGACGCGCTCCAGAAGCTCGCCGACAAGCGTATCCTCCGGCTGATCGTCAATTGCCCGCCCCGTCACGGCAAGACCGAAATCGCGTCCAAGCGCTTCATGGCGTGGCTGGCCGGGCAACGCCCGGACGAGCATCTTATTTTCGGCACGTACAACGACACATACGCCGAAGACAACGGGCGCGCGGTCCGCGACATTCTCACGTCGGCGTCGCACAAGCAGGTGTTCCCGACCTTCGGTCTCAAAGAGGGCTCCGCGTCTGCCAAGCGCCTCGAAACCCTACAGAGCGGCATCCTTGCTTTCGTTGGACGTGGCGGCTCGATCACGGGCCGCGGCGGCCACGGCATCATCATTGACGACCCGATCAAGGACCGGGCGGAAGCGGACAGCCCGCTCATCCGCAAGCAGCTTTGGGAGTGGTTCACGCAGGTTGTGGCCACCCGCCTGATGACGCCGGACAGCTTCATCATGCTCATTCAGACGCGGTGGCACGAAGACGATTTGGTGGGACGGCTGACCGACCCGACCAACCCGTTCTATGATCCAGACGAGGCGTCCAAGTGGACCGTCGTGGACCTGCCCGCGCTCGCCCTCGAAGACGACCCCCTCGGGCGCAAGAAGGGCGAGGCCCTGTGGCCGGAGCGCTTCCCCCGGGACTTCCTCTTGGGCCAGCAGCGGCTGGACGCGCGTGGCTTCCAAGCGCTCTATCAGGGCCGCCCCACGTCCGAGACCGGCACGTTCTTCCAGTCGCACCACCTGCGGACGTACCAGCCGGACGAGCTGCCGCCCGACCTGCGATACTACATCGCCTCGGACCACGCGGTCAGCACCCGGCAGGACCGGGACAAGACGTGCCTGATCCCTGTGGGCGTGGACGACAACGACAACATCTACGTCCTGACGGACGTGTGGTGGCGGCATGCTGCGTCGGACACCGTGGTTGAAGCCATGCTGTCCCTGATGCAGCGCTTCAAGCCGCTCTACTGGTGGGCGGAGCGCGGCCATATCTCGAAGGCCATTGGCCCGTTCCTGCGCAAGCGCATGTCTGAGGAAAGCACATATGCCTCAGTGATTGAGCTGACGCCGGTCGCGGACAAGCAGACCCGGGCGCAGTCGATCATGGGCCGCATGTCCATGGGCAAGGTGTTCTTCCCGGCCCGCGCGCCGTGGTGGCCGGAAGCCCGGGACCAGCTGCTCAAGTTCCCGCACGGGTCCCACGACGATTTCTGCGACGCCCTTGCCTACATCGGCCTCGGGCTCGCCCAGCAGGTGGGCGCGAACCACGTCACCAAAATTCACCGCCAGAAGGACGGCACCTTCGGCGCGATGTTCGCGAACACCCGCCGCGACAGCAAACTCAAGGTAGCCGCTCGCGAAGCGGCGGATTGGTAGGCCCGGAATGAACACGCTTGAAGACGCAGTTGTAGGCGCAATGCCCGGAGCCGCCCCCGCAGGTCCAGGTCCAGTGGACCCGATGGCGGGTATGGACCCCACCGAGCCGCAAGGTGACGTTGTGGACCGCACCGCTCCGGACCCGGAACAGGCGCGGCGAGCCCTCGTCACGCAATGGATTGGCCGCGTGAAAACGGCAGAAGAATATTGGGAGCGGCGCGCCTTCGACAAGATGCGCAAGAACATGAAGATGGCGCGCGGCGACCAGTGGACGGTTCCGGACGCGCAGTTCGTGGACGACCCCGGCAAGCGCTATGTCGCCAACATTGTGCTGCGCCACATTCACCACCGCACGGCGTCGATCTACGGCAAGAACCCGAAGATCGTGGCCCGGCGCAAAGAGCGCCTCATGTCCACGGTTTGGGACGGGTCCAGTCAGGCCGTCATGAGCGCCGTGGAAGCGCTCTCGCTGACCCCGGACCCGATGGACCCGAGCGTGATGCAGGCGCTGGCATTGCTGCAAGACGCCCAACAGACCGTCGAGAACAACAAGATGATGGATAAGGTCGCCAAGACCCTCCAGCTTCTTTACGAGTACGAAATCGCTGAGCAGACCGTGCCCTTCAAAATCCAGATGAAGGCGACGGTCCGGCGTACCCTCACGACCGGCGTGGGCTGGGTCAAGCTGGGCTTCCAGCGCGTCATGAAGCTGTCCCCGGAGCTTGAAACGCAGGTCTCGGACCTGTCGCAGAAGCTGGCCACGATTGAGCAGCTTTCGGCGGACGTGGCTGACGGCGAGGTCCAGCCGGACAGCGCTGAAGCCGAACAGCTCAAGCTCGCGGTCCAGAGCCTACAGGCCAACCCGGACGTGATTGTGCGCGAAGGGCTGACCGTCAGCTACCCGGACAGCACCGCGATTGTTCCGGACCCGGCGGTCCGCCAGCTCCGGGGCTTCGTCGGGGCTGAATGGGTCGCAGAGCGCTTCATGCTGTCTCCGGCGCGGGTCCAGCAGATTTACGGCGTGGACGTGGCCAAGTCGGCCTACGCCTACACCGAAGACCCGGCCACCCACCAGATCAAGGCGGAAAGCACCAGCCCCGTCATCAACTCGAACGGCGACCGGCAGATGGCGGAGCAGTCCCTGTTCTGCGTTTGGGAAATATACAACAAGTCCGACGGGCTGGTTTACGCCGCCTGCGACGGCTGGCCGGACTTCCTGATGGAACCGGCGGAGCCCGACGTTTGGCTCGAACGCTTCTGGCCATGGTTCGGCTTCGTGACCAACGAAGTGTACGACGAGCAGACGGTCTACCCGCCTTCGGACGTGTCGCTGATCGAAGACATGCAGCTGGAGCTGAATCGCGCCCGGCAGGGCCTGCGGGAGCATCGGCGCGCTGCGCGTCCCCGTATCTTCACCCGCCGGGGCTTCCTCGAAACGAACGAGAAGGAAGCGATCAGCGAAGCCCGCGCGCACGAAGTCATTGAGCTGAACGGCCTGCCGGACAGCATGCCGATTGACGAAGCACTCATGGGTTGGGCGGGCGCAGCTATCCGGCCTGAGCTGTACGACACCAGTCCCCAGCTCGAAGACTACTACCGCGTCGTCGGCGCGCAGGAAGCCAACCTTGGCGGCACGTCCGGCGCGACGGCCACCGAGACCTCCATCGCCGAAGGCTCGCGCATGTCCAGCGTGTCCAGCGTCGTGGACGACCTTGACGAGTTCCTGACCGAGATTGCCCGCGCCTCGGGCCAAATTCTGTTCGCCAACGTGACCGCCGAAACGGTGAAGCGCGTTGTCGGCCCGGGCGCTGTCTGGCCGGAAACCTCGCGCGATGAAATCGCCCGGGAAATCTATCTGGACATTGAGGCGGCCAGCACCGGACGCCCCAACAAGGCGCAGGAAGTCCAGAACGCGACGCAGCTTATTCCGCTGCTTCTGCAAATCCCCGGCCTCTCTCCGGAGTGGATGGCGCGCGAAATGCTCCGCCGTCTGGACGACCGGCTGGACCTGACCGACGCCTTTGCGGCGGGCATGCCCTCCATCCAGATGATGAACGGCATGAAGCAGCAAGGCTCCGGCGGGCCGAACGACCCGAACGCCCAAGGCGGGCAGGGCGGCAACAACGCCGCCAGCACGAAGCCCGCGCAGACCAACGTAGCGCCGCGCCCCGGCGCGCCGCCCCCCAACCCCCAACCGACGCGCCCAAGCGCTTAGCCGTACAACCTTTGTCTGTTTTGTTAGTTCACCGTGGACTTACAAAACAGACACGGTTAGCGCTTGGACTACTCGGAATAACCAGTCACGGAGCAAACATTGACTGAGAAGCCGACGGGCGAAAACGACACTGGAATTACACCGGCTCTCCCGCCCATTGAGCCAGTCCAGACGGACGCCGCTGTTGCGGATACTGCGCCCCCGTCCAGCGCAACGGACCCAGCTCCGGCCTCCGAGCCTGCAACGATGGCAGATGCCATTTTAGCGGGCCTCGACGCGGACAAGGGCGAAGACGGCGACGAACCGACAGTTGAGGCTGCGGAACCCGTCCCCGACCCCGCCACGTCCAGCGATACCGCCAAGAGCAATGACGGGTCCACCGCAACCGCCGAAACCGGCAAAGACACTGAACCCGAAGACCCGACTGACGACGAAATAAAGGCTTTCAAGCCTGACGTTCAGAAGCGGATCAAACAGCTCCTTCACCAGCGCAACACGGCTCGCCGTGACGCAGAAGGCTCGAACGAAGCCGCCAGTGAGTACCGGAATATCCGGCAGTTCATGGCGGAGAACAGTCTGGCCGACAAAGACATGGCCGAACTGTTCAAGTTCGGCTCGATGGTGAAGTCCAACGACCCGGCCAATCTCCAGCAGGCGCTGGAAATGATTGGACCGATCTACCGGAACTTGCAGGCCGCGCTTGGCCACACAGTCCCGGACGATCTTATGGGCCGCGTGGACAGTGGGGAACTCACCGAAGACCTCGCCAAGCAGATGGCCAAAGACCGCTCTCGGGCGGCAATGGCAGAACGCCGGGCAACTGAGGTCACGGACCGAGCGACCCAGCAGCAGCAGACCCAGCAGGTCCAGCAGCTGCGAGTTTCGATCCAGAGCGCCGTCGCCGATTGGCAATCTCAGGCTCAGCAGTCCGACCCCGACTTCGGCAAAAAAGCCGCTGCAATGGCGGACGTGGCAACAGCACTCGTGGCTCAGAAAGGCCAGCCGAAGAACGCGCAGGAAGCCGTGGAGTACGCCAAGGAAGCGTACACCCGGGCCAGTTCGTACTTCAACGCTGGGCGACCGACCCCGAAGGCGACACGCCCCGTCCCCGACAGCGGAGCCAACGGCGCACGTCAACAGGCTCAACCCGCCGCCAACACAATGTTGGACGCGGTTATGCAGGGCCTTCGCACAGCGTCGTAGTTCTAGGGACTACGGAAAATGGCCTTTTCGGCTGGACAGCTGGAGAACATCGCCAACTCGGCGCTGGACTTCTATCTAACGCGCGGGGACACCTTCAAGCAGAGCTTGCAGGCCCGCCCGTTCTTCCACTTCCTCGACAAGGCGGGCGGCAAGAACGTCCCGTCCGGTAAGGGGGAAATCATCATCCCGGTCCAGTTCGCCTTCGGCGACGGGTCCGGCAACGATGCCGTCAAGGGTTATACCCATGACGACGCCGTGGACTTCCACACGCCGCTGAATGTGAAGCAGGCCAAGTACGCTTGGCGTGAGCATCACATCGGTATCGAAGTGACCCACACCCAGCTCAAGATGGACGGTATCACCGTCTCCGATGAGATGGGTTCCACGTCCGAGCATGCAGGCCGGGACGCCACTGTCCTCGTAAACATGTTCGAGAACATGCTGTTCAACTTCGGCGAGAACTACGCTCGCTCGATGAACTTGCTGGCGTGGGGCGACGGTGCCGGCGACGCGAAGGCGATGGCTGGACTTCGGTCCCTGCTTACCGCCAACCCGACGACCGGCACTGCGGGCGGCATTGACCGCTCCGTCGTGGCGAACAAGCTGTGGCGCAACCGTGCCCGCACGGCGGCCTATGCCGGGGCGGTGACGGGTGACAGCACTCTGGCTGGACACGGCGGCGGCGCAGTGACTGTCAACGTCGCCAACGGCGGCGCTCTCTGGCAGGTTCTCCAGCAGGAGAAACGGCAGCTCACCCGCTACGGCGGCAACCCGACGAAGTTCTACGCCGGGTCCGACTTCATCGGCGGCCTCGAACTCGAAATGCGGTCCAATGGCTACTACCGCCAGAGCGGCTTCAAGGGTTCGCAGGACGGCGCGATGGGGCCGATGCTGTTCGACGGCGTGACGGTCGAATATGACCCGACGCTGGACGACCTTGGGCTGACCAAGCGCGGCTACTGGTACGATCCCCGCCACGTCTACATGGCGCGGATGACCAACGAGTGGCGGCGTGTCCACAAGCCCGCCCGCCCGTCGAACAAGTTCGTGCTTTACCGCTCGATCACTTCGACCGGGCAGCTGGCAGCTCAGCAGCTGAACAGCGCTCTCGTCATCGACATTGCCTAATTAGGCGACCCGGGGCGGCCCTCAAAAGCCGCCCCGGACTTACTTCCAACAGGAGCAAACACTGTGCCCAAATTTCAGCTGATTGGCTGCAAGATCAACATTGCGGGCGACCGCAATACCACCATCGTCCGCGACCGCTTCGACCCCGTGACGTACCCCGAATACCTCGTGTTGCAGGCGGTCCACGGCGGCGAGGAACACGTCTATGACGCCGTGGTTGTCGGCGAGCGCGAGACCAACGACGACGAACGCGAACGCCTTGTCGGGCTGTATGGCCGCGAACTCACCTTGGCAGTTTTCCCGGGCGCAATGCGCGTCCTCCCGCTGGGCGACGACACGATCCCGACGCTCGAAGAAATCGAAGAAGTCCGGGCCGCCGCGCAGAAGGCGCGCGACACCGTTCGGGCCAAGAAGTCTAAGAAGAAGGCCGACCCGGTTGAGCCGCCCAAGGACGCCGCAGACGACGGCGCGCTCCCCGACCTGACCGCCCCCAAGAAGTAACGGAGCAACCCCGTGCGCTACATGACGCTGACCGACATGCTGGACGAACTCCGGGCGGAAGCCGGGATCAGCCAGAACGTTTCGCACGGGGTCACTCAGATCAACCCGCATAAGGCGTTGCTGCGTCGGGTCCAGGAAGAACTCTATCTGTCCTTTGACTGGCCGCACTTGCAGACCTCCGCCGTCGTGGACGTGGACGCGGGCACCCGCTTCGACGCCTACCCGGAGAACTTCGTGTTCGAGGGCGTCAAAGAGGTTTGGTGCAAGGACTTGGACACGGCGGGCGCGCGTTGGCTCCCGGTTGAGTACGGGATCGGCTCCGACGAGCTGAACGCTATCGACAGCGACGAAGACGAGCGCAAGTACCCCACGGCGCGCTGGCAGAACTACGTCAACGGCGAAGACGACGAGACCAACCAGAACATGTACGAGGTTTGGCCCGTTGTGGACCGCAACGTGCGGTTCCGCTTCGTGGGCCGCCGGGCGCTGTTCCCCCTGATCGACGGGGAAGACAAGTCCACCATCGACGCCCCCACCATTATCCTGCATGCGGCGGCTGAAATCCTCGCCAAGCAGAAGTCCGAAGACGCCAGCCTCAAGCTGGGCAAGGCGCAAGAGCGCCGCCGCTTGCTGGGTATCCGGCAGTCCGCGTCCAACAACGCCCGCACCAATCTCGCCAGCACCGGCAGTCCGCGCAGCGGGCTCCGGCGCGGCATCGACTACATCGAGTAGCGCCCATGGGATATTTACTCGTTGAAGACTTCGCGGGCGGCGTGGACCTACGCAAGTCCACGGTCGCGGCGAAGCAGGGCACTCTGCGCCAGCTGACCAACGGCTTCATCAACGTCGGCGGCGAAATCGAGAAACGCAAAGCCGTCACCAACGTTGGTCTGCTCCCGGCGGGCGACACCCACGGGCTTTCGTTCCGCGACAGCGAGCTTGTCGTTTTCGGCACGAAAGCCTCGGGCGACGTGGGGGCGCTCCCCAGCTATACCGACTACATTCGGCTGCTCCCGACAGCGGGCACCCCGACCATTGAGCGGATTATGGACGTGTCGCCCTACGGCGACGAACTCTACGTCATCGCGCTCATGTCCGACGGTATCCGCCACTTCGAGACGAGCGGGGCGACCGCCGCCGAAGTGGCGCAGACCGGCAACAATGCCCGGACCCACCGGACCAAGACCTACATCACGGACGGCAAGAACCTCCGGTTCTCGGCGACGCTGGACATGTCGGACTTCGCGGGCACCGGCTCCGGCCTCATTGACGTGCGAACCCAAGACACCGCCATGGGCGACCTGATCGGGCTCGAACAGTATTACTCGTACTTGGCCTGTTTCGCGGGCAACGCGGTCCAGCTGTGGGCCATGGACCCGGACCCGGCGCAGAATGCCCTGATCCAGACGCTGGGCAACATCGGCCTCGCCGCGCCCCACGCGGCCAGCCAGTACGGCAACGGCGACGTGCTGTTCCTCTCGCACTCCGGCGTCCGTTCGCTACGCGCCCGGGACAGCTCCAACGCCGCCGTCCTCAACGACCTCGGCTCGCCCATCGACCCGCTCATTACGGGCAAGCGCGCGGTCCTCACCGCGACCGACGCAGAGAAGATCAAGGCCCTCGTGGACCCGCTCTCGGGGCACTGGTGGCTGGTGTGGGGCAACGAAATCCACGTCTACGCCTACTACCCGAACTCCAAAGTCTCGGCGTGGTCCACGTTCCGGCTGAACGTCGCGACGGACTACGTGGTCGTCGCGAACTCGCGCGTCGCCTTCCGGTCAGGCGAGTACCTTTACATCTATGGATCGGTCCCGGCCTCGGGCTCGCCCTTCGACCCGTCTTCGCCGGTGGGCACGACGGCGGCGCTCTATGACGCGACCGTGGTGGACGCGATCCTCCCGGCAATCGACATGGGCAAGCCCGCCACCGAAAAGAAGTGGGCCGGGCTGGACTTGGCCTGCGAGGGAACGTGGATCGTTGAGGCAAGTCCAAGCGTCAAGAACCCGAACGCTTGGGTCACGCTGGCCACCGTCACCAACAACACCTTCGAGGATGAGCGGATCGGCTTCGACTGGACCAGCACACACTTGAACGTGCGGCTCCGTTCGGTCGGCACCGGCCTGGCCAAAGTCTCGCAGCTGGCGGTCCACTCCGTCGGCGACGGAGACGCAGACTAGTGGGCAAGGTCACGCTGATCGCGGAACCCAGCGTGGACGTGGTGCGCAAGATTTGCCAAAATCTGCGCGCCCGCGACCGACAGGAAATCTTCGCTACGAAGTGGACCGACGATCCAGAGGAAGTGGTCGCGGGCGTCATCGCCTCGGGCGCGTTCCGCTGGGCGGCCCTTGTGGACGGCGAGCCCGTCGCGCTCATAGGGGCCAGGCCCCGCTGGCCGGGCGTGTGGAGCATGTGGGCGTTCGGCACGGACCGCTGGCCGGAAGTCGTCCGGACCCTCACCAAACACGCCAAGCGCTTCATGATGCCCGCTTTGATGAACGCCGGGGCGGTCCGGGCGGACTGCCACGCACTTGCTGAACACACCGACGCTCGCCGCTGGTTGGAGCGCTTGGGAGCCACCGCCGAAACAGAGCTTGCGGCGTGGGGAAAAAACGGGCAGAGCTTTGTCTGTTACGTCTGGACGCGAAAACAACTAGAGGGTTAGACCCCCGCACTGCGCCGCGCCCGCAGTGATCCACACGACGGAGTATCGTCTGTGTGTGACTTCGGTCCAAAAGTAGATACCACGCTCAGCGATCAGATGACGGCGGAAGCCGCAGCTGCGCGTCAGCGCGAAGAAGAACGCCAAGGCCGTATCACGACCGGCATGGCCGATCTGGACACGCAGTTCGGCGCGTTCGATGACAGCTTCTATGACCAGCGCAAAGACAGTTTCCTCGGCTACTACACGCCGCAGATTGACGACAAGTTCAGTGACGCCAAGGACCAGCTGACCTACGCGCTTGCGCGGGCGGGCACGTCCAACAGCACCATGGCGGGCGATCAGCTGGGTAAGCTGCTCAAGGCGTACAGCTCCGAACAGGCGGGCATTCTCTCGCAGGCCGACGCGGACGGGGCCAACGTCAAGTCCCGTATCGGCGCAGAGAAGTCTTCCCTCACCGCTCAGCTCAACGCGACCGGCGACGCCTCGCGGGTCTCCAACGACGCGCTGGGCCGGACCCAGCAGCTATTCGCGGAGACGCCCGTCTACTCCCCGCTGGGCGACATTTTCGGCGGCGTGGCGAATGGCATCGGCAACTACGCGCAGGCTCAGCGCGAACAGCAGCTTTACCGTACCTACTTTGGCAACGGCCAGAGCGGGTCCAGCTCCCGGGTGATCCAGTAAATGTGTGATCCAATCAGCGCAGGACTGGCCCTCTCGGTTGGCGGCGGCGTCGTTCGCGGCGTCCAAGGGTCCATGTACGACAACGCCACGCGCACGGCGGACAAGCAAGCCTACGAGAGATCCAAGGCCGCCCGCGAAGCGGAGGTTGGCCGCCAGCAGGGCTTCGAGACGCAGGCGTCCGACTTCTGGACCGAGACCGCCAACAAGCTGTCGCTCCCGGCGATGGAAGCGACGCGGGGCCAGCAGCAGCAGGCGTTCATGGACAGCTTCGACGCCATGAGCCCGGCCCCCGAAGGCATGGCAATCGCAGGCAACGACAAGGCCAGCAGCGAAGTCCAGACCGAGATTGCGCGCCGCGTCGCGGGGGCCTCGGCGGAAGCGCGCGCCCGCGTCCAGAACCTCGCCAAGCTGACCTCGTTCGACATGGCCGGGGCGGACCGCTCGCAGTCGCTGAACAACAATGCCAACCTGCTCCAGACCATCAACGGGCTCCGTCAGGGCTCGCTGGGCGCGGCCATGCAGGAAGGCTCCATAGCGGGCAATCAGGTGTTCGCGCCTAACACGATCATCGCTGACATTCTTTCCGGCGGCGGGGCGGCCCTTTCGGGCGCAGGCTCCCCCGGCGGCGTACTTTACGGGGGCTAGACCATGGCGATGATGACAATTTCGGACCCCGGGATGGCGCAGGGCTTTCAGGGGCTCATGAGCGCCCTTGGTGGCGGCAACGTGAACGGCATGATTGAGGCGGACCTGAACAAGGGCCGCCGCCAGCTGCTCACGGCGCAGACCGGCGTCGAGGGTCAGAAGCTCACCGACATGCAGTTTCAGACGGGCAACTCCCGCACCCTCATGGAACTTCTGGCGAACCCGGAAACGCTGGGCAGCGACGAAGGCCGCGCGTCTCTCATGTCGGTTCTGTCCGGCGTGGCGGGGGGCTTACAGCACGGCCCCGGTTTCGCGACCGGCGCAGCGACCTTCACGGACCCGAACGTCTTCAACCCCAACGATCTATCTAACGTCCTGCTCGGGACGGGCGTGGTCAACGGCTGGGGCGACACCCCGGCGGGACACTCGGACAAGCTCAACAACGACGTTATCACGACCGGCATGGACAACGACGCGGCCTACGTCCGCGCGCTGCTCCCCGGTGGCGGCAGCAACCGCGCGCCGCTTACGGTCAGCCCGGACACGACGCTGGACTTGGACAACATGATCGCGGGCGCGCTCGAAGCGCAGTACCCCGGCGCGTCGCAAGACCCCCAGCTCAAGAACCTACTGCGCAGCCGCGTGTCGCAGCACTACCAGACCACGCGCAACGCGCAGATGGCCGTGGACACGGCCATGCAGGAAGTCCAGATGGCCCTCGAAGGCCAGAGCGACGGATGGTTCGGCTTGGGCAGCCGCCCCGGCACCGTCGTGCCCACGGGCCAGACTGTTCCGCAGACCGCTCCTGTTTCGGACCCCACCACGGCGTTGCCGCCGACGACCCCGGTCGTTGGCACGACGCCAACCGCTGTTGCCCCGGGCGCGCCGCCCGCTGCGTCTGCTCCCGCAGCTGGCGCGTCCGGGGCAGCCCCCATTCCCATGGACCAGCTCCCGCCCTCGCTCGCCAAGGGCGTGGTCCAGACCCCCGACGGCCAGATGCTCTACGTGGACGCCAACGGCCAGTCCACGCCGCTCCAGAACGGGCAGGTTTTCACGTCTCCGAGCAACCCCGCAAACAGTCTGATCTGGCGCGACGGCCAGTTCTGGCCCTACAGCTAGGAGCCCGGCATGGACGCCTTTTTTGACAGCAAAGACTTGGACGTGGGCAGCTTCTACAGCGGCATCCTCCCCAACGGCGGCGCGTATGGAAACAGCGCGGGCAGGACCCGGGGCCTCTTGCCCGCGACGCCGGTTACGACCGTAAAGGTGGACCCGAAGTCCGGCCAGCCGATCACTGCGCCCAAAGCCTCGCACCCCTTCGCAACGAACGCGCAGGGCCAGACGTACAACCCTGGGGCGAACAACGAGACGTTCACCCCCGGCGGAGTGCCTAGCTGGGCGGTCGGCAACGCCGCCGCCGCGCAGGGATACATCGTGCCCGGCAGCTTCCGGCTTATGCCGACCCAGCTTCCATTTTCGGCGGGCACCCCGCCGGCAGCGGCCGCGGCTGCCGCCGCCAGGGCGGGCACCCCGTTCACGAACGCCCCGGGCTGGAGCCCGGGTCCCGCAAGCGCTTTCTCGCCGTGGAACCCTTGGACCTCTGGCGGAGACGAGGGCCTTTTTGGGGGCACCATGTCCCCCGCCATGGCGGCGATCCTCGCGGGCGACCCGGCATACAACGGCGGCGGCGGCGGCGGCGGCGGCGGGGGCCGCAGCAGCAGCAGCGGAGCGTCTTCCGCGCCGACTTCCTTTCAGGGCTCGTCCACGGGCCGGACGTACGAGGTCGGCAAGACCTACACGCTGGCTTCTGGCGAGAAGAAGGTTGCCCAAGCGGACGGCACGTTCAAAAGCACGTCCACGGGCAAGTCGTCCAGCAGCGGCGTTTACGCGCCGGGCAGCCGTACGCCGACCAACTCGTATGGCGTCAATTCTTACGAGTACCGCAAGGCAATGGCGCACTTGTAGGCTACTTAGGAGCAAGCCCCCGTGGCCCAAAAAGACGAACTGCCGGACGATTATATCCCGGTCTTCTCCAAGCCTACGCACCTCGCGCCCGTGCCCAAGGGTGTGCTGACGGACGACTATGCTCCGAGCATCGTTGTGCCGGACGCCACCACTCGCAACCCGGTTGAACGCTGGCTGACCGATCCGGTCCAGCACGGCGCGATTGAGCTGGCCAAGCAGGCCGACACGCTCCGCATGATTAGCGGCGGCATGACGGCGCAGGACTACGCGAAGTCCGTCTTTGAGAAAGACTTTCAGCAGCGGCAGTTCCCCCGCCACCCGGACGAACAGGCTGGACTTGATGCAGTCGGCAACGCCGAAGGCTGGGGTCAGGTTTGGGAAGCCGCGTCCCGCCCCGGGCTGTGGGCGCACTTGGCCGCGCAGAGCCTGCCGCAGTCGGCCCCGGCCATTGTCGGCGGCGTCGGCGGCGGCCTTCTGGCGGGACCCGTCGGCGCGGCCACCGGCGCAGCCGCCGGTAGCTTCGTGACCGAGTTCGCGGCGAGCCTCTTGGACGCCGTGAAGGCGGCGGGCGGCGAAGCCGCAGAGACCGAAGAAGGACTGGCGGCGGCGCTCAGCGACCCCGAAGTCTTCGCCACGGCCAAAGAGTTCGCGATCAAGCGCGGCGTCCCGATCGCGGCGTTCGACGCCCTCTCGTTCGGGCTTGTCGGCAAGCTCGCTGGACCCGTGTCCCGGACGGTCGGCGGCACCGGCGGCAAGGTCGCTGGCGGCGCAACCGAACTGGCGGCGCAGGCCGCCATGGGCACGGCGGGCGAAGTCGCCGGGCAGCTGGTGTCCGAAGGCGAGGTCAGCCGTCCCGGCGAGGCGGCGCTTGAAGGCTTCGCAGAAGTTCCCGGCATGATTACGGAGCTGCCAGCGGCGGCGCTCTCGCGTATCCGCGACGGCAAGAAGGCCCCAGCAGAGGCGGGCGGCCCGGCGCTGCCCGACGACTACGCCCCGGTCGCGGCCCCCCTCGTGGACGAAAGCAAGATCGCAGAAGCGCCGACCCCGCAGTGGGGCGACGACTACGCCCCCCTGGGCGCGACCCAGCCCCAGCAGGTCGCGGCGCAGAGCGTGGACCCCGGCGTCGTCACGGCGCAGGGCGACCCGAACCTCCAGATTGAAACCCAGCCGATCCAGCCCGGGGAATATTCCTCGGGGGGTAATCTCCCGGCGCAGGCTCCGCAGGTCCAGCCGGTCCAGGTCCAGCAGCCCGGCGCTGAGCCCGCGCAGGTCCAGCAAGCATCCGCACAAGTCGCACAGCCGACCGCACAAGTCGCACAGGCTCCCGCACAAGTCGCACAAGCGCCGAAGGCCCCGGACGGCAAGGTCCGGGGCAAGGTTGTGTGGCGCTGGCGCTCCGGCGGGCCGATCACCGAGACGAGCCCTCGGAGCTTCCCGCAGGTCTCCGTCACGCTCCCCGGCAGCAAGCCGGGCGACGCGCCGACCCTCGTGGGCATGGACACGCTTGAGCAGAACGGCAAGCCGGTCCGCAACGCCAAGGCGCTCACGCCCGGGCAGCAAGTCACCGTTGCGTCCAACGGCCCGCTCAAGGGCCGCATCGTGACCGTCAACGAAGTGTGGGCACCCGCGCCCGCACCGCGCACGAAGCAGCCGGGCACTCCCCGCTCGACCAACGTTGCCTTCCAGATCGACGGCGCGCCCGATGGCGCGTACCGCATGGCGTCGCTCCGCTCCGTCAAGCGCGTCAGCGCGCAGCCTGAGACCGCCCCGGCTCCCGTCAGCCCCCAGCCTGTCAAGGGTACGGAAATCGAGGGGGGAAATCCCGGCGTTTCTCCCACCCCCCAGCCGCGCACCATGCGCGCGGTCCGGGCGAACCCCAACGTCCACAGCGACAAGGGCTACCAAGAAGCCAGCATGCCCGATGGCCGCAAGGTCGCGTTCTGGAAGAACGAAGGCCAAGGTGGCACCAGCGGGCTTGGCGAGTGGTCCATCGGTGTGCTGGACGCGGACGGCAAAGAGCTGTCTGTCTCGCCGAGCCTCATGTCCAACTGGGGCCGCGATGACGCCACCGGGGCGTACACGCTGGCGCAGCTCAAAGAGAGCTTCGAGGCGGGCGACTACGACAACCGCATCAACCGGCTCTTTGAGCTGGCCGAGCAGACCAAGCAGGAACAGAAGGCCAAGAAGAAGGCCGCCAAGAAGACTGCCAAGAAGACTGCCAAGAAAGCCGAACGCCTCGCCGAACAGACGAGCGAGCCCGTGGGCGTGGACGTGGACGACGAGGCTGATGCAGACGTTGACGCCGAGATTGCCGCAGAAGACGACGCGGAGTTTCTGCCCGGCGCGCGCAAGCCGCCGGGCACCCTCACGCCCAAGACCATGGACGTGTCGTTCACCAACCACGCCTCGGTCAACGAGGAAGCGTGGCGCGTCGCCGGGCTGACGCCGGACGAGGGCACGTTGCTCCCGCCGGAGAAGAAGCTCAGCACCTTGAAGCGGCTCATGCTGGACGTGTTCGGCTTCCGGTCCGTGGACCTCGGGGACAAAGGCAAATCCATCCCGGTGAACGAGGGCGTCAATCAGATGCTCGACGCCTACCGGAACGTCCGGTTCATGATGCACGTCTTGGGCCTGCCGGTCCGGGCCATTGGCCTGAACGGGACGCTCTCGCTCTCGATGGAGCGCAACACCAACCGCTACTTCGGGGCGTACTTCCCCGGTGAGCGCAAAATCCGCCTGCCCGGGCGGTCCAACTCGTTCGCCCACGAATGGGCGCATGCGCTGGACCACTACCTTGTCGGGCAGCTGGTGAAGCACCCCAAGCTCCGCAACCGGCTACTGACGCAGGAAATCCGGCAGGGCAGCGTGGACCCCACGCAGTCGCTGGAAGCCGCGTTCGTGAACCTCGTCAACACCATGTTCTTCGACAAGGCCGCGCAGGCCATGAAGGCGATGGAGCTGACCACGGCTGCCGCCGAGACGACGGCGGCGGGGCAGCCCACGGCCAAGGCGCGCGCAGCGCAAGAGCAGCTGGACCGGCTGGAGCAGGGCGCAACCCGCTCCGCCATTCAGCCCACGAAGTTCCGCCAGAACGCGAAAGACTTCGCGCCGGGCAGCAACTACTGGACCTCGCCGCACGAAATGCTGGCCCGCGCCTTCGAGGCGTATGTCGCCCACCGCATGAACGCGGCTGGCGCGAAGTCCAGCGCCTTCGTGTCCAAGGGCGACGAAGCCTACCTGAGCGGCGCCGACGCCCGGCTGGCCATGACGTTCCCCCATGCAGAGGAACGCGAACTGATCTTCCTCGCGCTGGACGACGTGTTCCACCATTTGCGCAATCAGGCGATCCTCGGACCCGGCGCGGCGGAAGCCAAGCCCGGCGACGCCGACATTCTGGACCCGGCGCACTGGAACAAAATCTTGCTGGCGGAGGGCGAGCTGGCCTTGCCGAAAGCCGTGGTCCAAGAAGCCAAGCAGGTGTTCAACGCCGCGCGGAACTTTAGCCTGCGCGACACGGTGTCCGAGCTGGCGGTCAACGCGGGCCTCAACGTCAAGGGTAGCATCCGCGTCGCCATGCGGCGCGGGGCGGACATTGCCCGGGGCGCGGTCTTTTCCGCCCGGGGGTACATCAACCCCATGATTAAGCGGAACGAGGGCAAGGGCGGCGAATACATGCGGGCCGCGTGGTCCATGTTCAACAAGCAGACCGGTGCGGGCGGTCAGCAGATGCAGATTTACGAAGACGACCGGGAGCAGGTTTTCTCGAAGTTCGGCAACCAGCTGGACGGCGAGCTAAAGAACAACAAGCTAGTCCGGCGCTCTGACGAGCAGAACGCCCGGCTGCGCAAGCTGTTGTTCGGCGAGACTGTCACCGGGGCCACGTCCAACGAGAAGGCGCTGGCCGCCTCGATCCGGCGCATGCTCAACGACACCCACCAGCTGGCCGTCAACGCGGGCATCGAAGTGGGCTTCCTGCGCAACAAGGGCTACCTACCGCGCATCATCAACACGCAGGCGGTCCAGGAGAACGCGCACGAGTTCAGCGCCAAGGCCGTGGCTGTCTACAAGTTGGTGTTCGATGACACCCACGCGGACGCGACCCCCGGGCAGCTGGTGGCGCTGGCGCGACAGGTCGCGCAAACCGCCGAGAACCGGGGCATGTTCAACACCGAGCTGGTGGCGCTCAAAGCCGCCCGCCGGGCGCTCAAGAAGGCCGAGCGGGCCAACGACACCAAGGCAATCGTCGCCGCCAGGAAGCGCGTGGACGTGGCCGGGGAGAACCTGCGCAACGCGATCAAGCCCGTGTGGTCCGAGCAGGCCGCGCATCAGTGGACCAAGCGCGTCATCGCGGGCGACAGCATGACGTTCGACACCCTCGGGCCGAACGCGGACTTCGCCAAGCACCGGACCCTGCCCCCGCAGGCGGACGGCATTCTGGCCGAGTTCTACCTGACGGACCCGGTGGACCTCGCCATGCGCTACGCCAACAACGTCTCGAACCGGCAGGCGTACGTGAAGCGCGCGGGCAACGGCAGCAACGCCAAGCTGTCCGCCGTCCTCGCCCGCAAAGACGTGCGCAACTACCTTGGGAGCAAGTACGACCCCGGCACCCCGGCGGGCCGCATCGCGATCATCAACGCCCTGACCAATCAGCAGGCCGACAACCGGCTGGAAATGCTGATGCAGGAAGCGCTGGACGCCGGGGCCTACGGCCCGGACATTGTGGCGCTGCGCAAGACCATCGACAGCATCGCCGGGCGCGCCCCGCAGACCTCGTGGGAGTTTCTGGATCGCATCGCGGGCTTCCTGCACGGCGTCACGTATGTGCTGTTGCTGCCCCGCGCGGCGTTCACGGCGCTGGCCGAGCCCGCCACCATGTTGATCCGGACGCGCAGCGTGAAGGCGGCGGCCAAGACGTTCGCCTTCTACCTCGGGGAAGCGCTCCGCCACACCAAGTCCACGCAGGAACGGGCGGCACTGGCCCGGGCAATCGGCCTCACGACGACGCCCCTGTACGACATGGTGCTACAGAACCGCATGTCCGTGGACCCGACCAAAGTCCTCAACGCCGGGGGCCTGATCGCGCGCTTCTTCCAGACCAACGCCCTCGCGCCGATCACGAACGCGCAGCGCCGGTCCGCCATGGCTGGCGGCTTCTTCTGGATGCAGGACATGGCCCAGCAGTACGGGAAGGTGGACAGGGTAAAGCAGCGGCAGATCGCGGCTGAGTTCACCGAAATGGGCATCCCGCAGGACGATTTGATGGCGTTCATGGACTGGCTCAAGCAGTCCGGAGGGCGGCTGCCCTCGCTGGACGAGCTGGACAGCAGGGCCGGGCGGCTCTTTGAGCAGGCGATCTACTCGTTCGTCGGAACCACCATCATGAACCCGCGCCGGGGCGACAAGGCCATGGCCGTGTCCACGCCCTACGGCAAGGCGATCTTCGCCCTCACGTCGTTCTCTTACTCGTTCTTCGCCAACGTCCACGCCGCGACCGTCGCCCGCATCAAGCGGGACTACGACATTGCGCTGGACGAAGGCGTCGGCGAGAAGACGGCGGCCTTCAACGCGCTCGCCCCCAACCTCGCGTACTTCGCGGCGGGCTTTGCTGCGATCATGCTGGGGCAGGGGATCACGACCATGGTCCGCGAAGCCCTGTTCAACCGGGAGCAGTGGGAGAAGAAGCGCAAGGACGGCGAGGAAATCGAATGGCTTCTGGCGCTCACGGCGTCCCGGTCCGGTATCTACGGACCGCTGGACGTGGTGAACAACATGATGACCGGGCTCCGCTACGAGCGTGACATTGCGAACAGCTTTGTCAGCCCGGGCGGTAGCTACCTGTTCTCGCAGGGGGCCAACATTCTGCGCGGCTTGGGCGCGACCGACCGCAACTCCGCCAACACCAACAGCGCCGAACGCGAAATGATGAAGTCGATCTACCGGCTCACCGCGGCCCCGGCGGCCACCACGTTCCTCTCCGCGCTGGACAGCTTTGGCCCCGTCGGCTGGGGCGTCAAATACTTCGGGCTCACCGGGGCGACCTCGAACACAGCGGCGTCGTGGTTCGCGGACGTGACCGTTGGACCTCAGACCCGGCTCAAGAAGGGCGACCCCGGCTACGTGCCCAGCGCCGCGTCCAGCAAAACGAAGGAAAATCCGTGGGCGGGCCGGTAGGCCCGTCTGCTTCGTCTGCTTCGTCTTTTCGGTTGAGCGACCCAACCGACGCGGGGTACTCTCCCGGCGCGACGCACTCGACAAACTGAACCCATGGGAAACAGAACATGACCAAGAAGACTTTTGACGTGGTGGAGGGCGTACTCGCCACCTCCGTGGCGGACGCCGCGACCTTCACCGTTGGCTACCCTGCCGGACGCGGCCCCAACGACTATATCTCTGGACGTGACCACATCGTCGCAACCAGCAATTACGGCGAGCTGAAAGCGCTGGACGGCGTTATCTCCGTCGCCTTTGGCGCGTCCCTCGTGACCATCACCAACAACACGGGCCGGGCCCTCGCGGCGGGCACCCGCATCTTCGTGCAGCTGGACCGCTTTGGCTTCGACGGCTCCGGCGAAGCCCGCCTTGCCGATCCGATCAGCATGACGGCGCTGTCCACGGTCCGCGTCAACCTCGGTGCGCCCATCACGGCGGACCCCAACGGCGTCTGCGAGACCCAAGCCGTCACGGACGACGCCCTCCTTAACGGCGCTCTGGCCGCTGACGGCGTGGCCACCTTCGACGTGCCGCGCAACGTGGTGGCCGCGTGGACCACGGCGGCGGTCCTCACCGTGACCGGCACCGACGCCTACGGCAACGTCGTCGTGGAAAGCTCCGCATCCGGTACGGCTCTCACGGGCAAGAAAGCCTTCAAGACGATCACGGCGGTGGCGTTCTCCACGGCTGTGACCGGCGCGACGGTCGGCACGGGCGACGTTCTCGGGCTCCCGGCGTTCCTGCCCGGCAAAGCCTACGTCACCCGGGAGCTGGAAGACGGCAACGCCGCCGCCGCCGGAACCGTGGTGGCGGGCGTTGACGCCGTGGCTACGGCCGCGACCGGCGACGTTCGGGGCACCTACGACCCCAACTCCGCCTGCAACGGGACGAAGGCTTTCGCGCTGATTGCCACGCTGGCCGATCAGCAGTACGCCGGGCGACCTCAGTACGCGGGCTAGTCTCGCGGGGCTAGGTCCAGCCCACGTCCAGAACCCCCGGCATCCTGTGCCGGGGGTTTTATTCTGCCGGGATTATGCCGGACTTCGGCAGAAATACAAATTCGTCGGCGGTCGGCCAACTTGGAAAAGCACATATATTTCTAGGGGTTATCTGGTGCTGCCGGTCAGGATTGAACTGACGGCCTCTCCCTTACCAAGGCAAGTGTATGTCAGTTTGTGGGTCAGCAGACACAGGGGTTTCCAGGATTTCTGGACGTGTGGACCCGTTTTTGTTGGCCACAAGTAGACAAAAATCTGCCGAATTTCGGCAGAAATTCCAAAATCTGCCGAAGTCCGGCAGAAAGACAAACCGGCAGACACAGGGCGCAAAAAAGCCCCCGGGGCGTCATTTTACCCGGGGGCCAAGTGCCGCGTCCGCTTGCGCGGGGGGCTCGCGGTTTCGTGTTAGGTTCGCTTGCCGTTCAGGATTTCCGACACGCGGCCTAAGGCCCGCGCAATCTCGGCCTGCGAGGCGTGGGGGTAGACCCCCGGGCATACGTCCGGATTTCGTTCCGCCGGGCGGGCGTCATCTTGATGCTAGTGACCCGGCCCGGAGTGCCCGGGCGGCGGGCTGCTCGTCAGCCATCGCGCACATGCGTCCTACTAGCCCGGCTGCCGATTGCTGTAGCTCTGCGGTGGTCGGGGCGAGTTTCGCTTTAGCGGCGGCCCCAGCGGCGTCCCAAGCGGCGGCCCCAGCGGCGGCCCCAGCGGCGTCCCAAGCGGCGGCCCCAACGGCGGTCCAAGCGGCGTCCCTAGCGTCCCAAGCGGCGGCCCTAGCGTCCCAAGCGGCGTCCCTAGCGGCGTCCCAAGCGGCGTCCCTAGC